AGGTGCACAAACTTTGGGTAGCTTATCCAGCGGCGGCGGTGGCGGCGGCTCAATAGGCTCTATATCAACAGGATCAGCTAGTGCCGCAAGTGTTAGGTCAGAGCCAGATTTCGTACAAGATACGGCTTCACTAGATTTTACAGATAGCACTGCTAGCGGCTCTGGCACTAACGAAATAAGATTTGCTACTGATAGCGGAGATCAATTAATAGACGCTATAGCTGATGCACTAAACAAAGGCCAAAGAGAAGGGCGATTTTAATGGGTTTATCAATATCATACACAAACGTTTTAATTGACCAAGTGCCAACAATAACGGATGCTGGAACAGGTGAGATACCTGCTAATATTTCAGACCCAGACCACTCGTTAAATTATACGTGCGGCACTAATGTTGCTGACTTTTCTATAAGCTATGGCGCTCAAACTGCTATTAGTTATGTTGCTGTTTCAGGTCATAACGCTGCTAGCCCATCACCTGCAACAGTTGCTATATATGACGGGCTAGACTTTGTTCAGTTTGTGCAGCCGTTAAAAAGAAACCATAATTTAATGTTTACCTTTCCAGAAAGAAACTTCACTAACTTAATTATTAGATTTTTGACTGTACCTAACAATCACCAAACAACTGTGAGTTTTGTTGCTGCTGGTAAACATCTTGATATAGAAAAAGGTGAGCAGGCAGGTTATAAGAGATTATGGCTTATGCGTCAATTAGAGCAACGCACAACAACTAATATGCAAGCTGCACCGGTTAGCTCACTTAAAAAACCAAAAGCATTAAAAGGTACGTTAACGCTGCCTAATGAATTGGCAGAGTTTACAGAAACAGATTGGCAAGATTTTATCGACTTTACACTTGAGCAACCTTTCTTTATTAAAGAGCAGGAAGACGAGCCACAAAGCGCTTATATCTGTTTTGATGCTAAGCATGATTTATCAGCGCACCCACAAACAAGAAAGCTAAACGCAATAAAATTAACTTTTAACGCTTATAATGGGTTATAGAATGGCGACATTTGAACAAACTAGAAGCATGAGAAATCAACAACACTTCGAGGTGTTGGAAATTGATTTGCCTGTCATTACTGGTGCTTGTACTATTGGTGGCTCGTCAGGTTATGGCACGCCTTTAACTTGTGATCAAGCTTGGTCTGGTGAATATAAAACCTATAAATTTACTAACCAAAACGCGCCATTAATTCAAGGCTCACCTTTTAGATGTATAAAGTCTATAAGCGAAACAGCAACCTCAATAAAGCCGGGACAAGGTTTAGCTGGTCGTGGCTCTTTAAGCATAACCTTTGATGACTTTACAAACCAAGACCCGAATCCAGATGCGCCAGCAGTTAACGCTACAGTAAAAAAGCAAGGTACTTTTTTTGGTAAACTTGCAGCACGTCAGATATTTGACAATAAAAATGTAAGATTAAAGCTATATAGAGTGCAGCCAGATGGAACAATAGACCTAGTTAACGGCGCAGAAACAAGGCATTATGTTGCGGAATCATTCAACGCTGGAAGTGGTGGAACATGGAAATTAAATTGTAAGGATGTGATGTCATTGGCAAACCTTGACGAAAAAGAATGGCCTATTGCTACAAATAGCTTTTTACGCCAAGACATTACAGACTCGCAAACAGTTTTGCAGGTTGATAACGAAACAGTTTATTCTATAGGTATGGTTATTCGTATCGGTGATGAGTTCATGCGTATAGATGGTGTTGACACTAGCGACCCAGTAGACCATAAAATACAAGTTTCAGGCCGTGGAAACTCAATTGTCGGGCAATCATCAAATAAGGTACTAACCGCTGTAACAAATAGCGATCATAGCGCAGGTGATGACATATTCATTTGTGACGAATCAGATGATGAAACAATTGATTCTTTATTAACTCGTATATTGGTTGACTCTGATTTTGATCCGGCTTTAATACCATCTGCAGAATGGGCGGCAGAGGTTAACGAGTGGCACGCAACAACAAGAATAAATACTCTGCATATTGAATCAAAAGGCGTTAACGATGTTTTAAAAAGCATACTTAACGGCTTTTTGATGGATTTATGGTTCAGCACAACAGAAAACAAAGCAAAGCTATCAGCCATTAGCGTATGGAAGCAAAGCAGCAGTACAATAGAAGAAGGCAAAGAGATAAACGCCTACACTATAAGTAAAAAGCCACAGGAGCAGATAAGAGCTTCTAGGGCGCTTGTTCTGTATGGTAAGGCAAACTTATCAGATAATGATGACGATTCAAGCTATAAAAAAGGATCTCAATTTTCAGATAACGCCATTATAGCGCCAGAATTATATGGAGAGCATAAAGATAAGCGTTTTGATAATAACATTATGCTTGATAAAGATGCTGCTGACCTTTTAACTCAGCGATATGTTAGTAGGTTTAAATTTACGCCTTACATTAGAAGCTTTACAGCAGATGAGAGGTATATAACTTTTAAAACTGGCGATGTTGTTAATGTTAACAGTGAAGTAGACCAAGGCTTTGACGGTGCTAACTCTAACAACATTAGAGCGCAAGTATTAAAAATAAACCCTAAATACAATAAAGAGGGCAGGCAATACAGCGTTGACCTAATGACTTACGAGGCAGCTTTTGAGGACAATAGCGAGATATTGCTTGATGGTCCATTAGGAGAGGCTAACCTTTTTGTTTTAGCTGGCGCACCATCTCAAGCGGTGACTATAACTTTTGTTTTAACTGCTTACTCTTTTGGTCAGACCGCTATAAGAGCAGGCAACTTTGCAAGCGGTTCAAAAATAATATTAATACTTGCAAATGGTTTCGAGGGTAAAGCAAACGGTGGTTTTGGTGGTAATGGCGCTGATGGTTCTCAAAATAGCAGCACTCAACCGCCTAGTATACCGGGTGACGGTGGCGATGGCGGGACTGTTTATGATGCTCAAGGCATAGACACTGATGTATATTTTAGCGGCTCCACTCCGTCTGCGGCGTATCCAACAGCGGACGGATATATTTTTGCACCTAACGGCGGGAGCGGTGGATTTCCTACATTCCAAGTTGCGCCGCAAGTTTGGGCTGGCGGTGACGGTGGTGATGGTGGAAATGGTAGGCTACCAGGCATAGGTGGCGAAGGTGGTGACGTTGGCTCTCAGGCTGGTCAGGCTCAATCTGGCGCAAACGGTAATATAAACGACACTGGTTTGGGATGGGGTAAAGATGGCCTTGACAACGGTGCTCAAAGAGGTTTGGCTGGTAGCGGTATAATCGACAGCGGCGCAGCTAATGTGGTATTATTTGGTGCAACATCGGCTAGGTATGTAAACGGGAATGGTGATCACTAATGACTGATATAGAAAAAATTACTTTAAAAATACAAGAGATGCAAGCTGACTTTGAATCTCTAAGGCGTGAAGTAAAAAAACAAGAGCCGCAAAAAGAAGAAAAAGTTGTTGTTGATGTTGATGCTATCGTTGATAAAGCTGTTAACGAATGTAAAAAGCTAATTTCACCAGTTAAAGCACAGCAAACAAAAGCAAAAAAATACAACGAAGATTCCATTGAAAAACTTTCAAGCCATATTAATAGCATGCTAAAAGCTCAAGAAAGCAAAGCCAAAAAAGATAAAGCTTTAATTGATGATAACATTAAAAAAAACATTGGCTTAATTAACTCTAAAATAGTTAGCGACAAAAAAGACAACAAACAAGATATTAAGAATATCTCAAGTGATATTTTTGATTTATTAAAAGCACAAGAAGCTAAGTTAAAAAACCAAAACACCATTATCAACGATGAGTTAACAAGTAAAATCCACAAGCTAACAGAAGAAAATAAAAAATTAAATGACAACTTAACAACATACAAAGACGACCTAAAAAAAGCAAAAGTTAAGATAAGTTCACAGGAAGAAAAAAACAAAAATTATTTTGATGTACAAATGAAAGAGATTTTAAAATTAAGTGAATGTTTTTCAAATAAAAATAAAAATAATGATAGTTTATTTAGTGTACAATTAAACGAGTTAAAAAAACAATCGGAAA